CTTGAAAGGTCTTTGTTGTTTTGTTTTTAATGGATTTTACTTTTCCATAAAAGCGTAAATTTTAAAGATATTTACTAATCTAAATTTTTATCCTACATAATATAGGAAAGGATTTACGGTCCTCTCGGGTGCTGTATCAGCGTTAACAGAAGAACCTAAATAAGCGGTAGCATTTTGATTAACGTTGGTTCCTCGTTGAATAGAAGAAAATATTGGAGCTATGGAATGAAACCCTAGCCTACTCTCATCTGTATAGCCAGCGAACATCGTTAACTGTACACTGACTTTAGACCAAATAACAAGAGTACCAAAATCTGCTATAGATAGAGTTGGTTCCATTACAGTAAATTTTTCAGGTCCTCCTATAAATTTATAGAAAGAAGTATTAGGAATAATAAATTCATAAATCTTTGAAGAACCACTTCCGTTTTGAGACATTTCAATAAAAGGAAAGGGATAACCAGGGGAATTCAAACCTGCATCTGGAGCAAATTCTACTCTAGGGGAGATAGGACAAGAGTTTAACACCTTCTGTGTAAGATTTCCTGTCACTTGAGGTGGAACAAACATAACAGTAAAATCGTTAGCAGCAAGATCTCCATATACTTTAAGTTTTATCTTCAAACCTACGTTCTTTCCGTAAAACATACTACTCACTAGCTGAGGGACTGAAACCCCTTTATCGCTAAGGAGTCTTTCACCAATATAAGTATTTAAATTGATTTTAGTAACTCCTATGCCTACTACTAATGTAGGCATCTGATACATTCTACGTATAATAGGTCTAAGGTCAATAGGAGAAAATAATCTTTCTTGATGAGATTGATCTGTATTAACAGAGGTAGAATAATCCACTAAGGTTGTATCATTCTGGGGTTCATTCATGACGTTTAAGCCTTGTGTAATCATTATCTCTTTACTAATTAAAGGAGGAGGTGGTACTACTGCTGAAACCAGAGGAAATTGATCAACTACTTCCGTGGCATATCCATGAAATGTTAAATCGTCTCCGCCTGACATAAACACATTAAATGACACTCCGGTAGGAGAATCAGTTGATATAACTAAAGGCTGCGCGACGTAAATATAATACATTCCATGAAACAATGCTTCCAAATCCATATTAGGAGAACAAGGAGTCAATTGGTTTCGACACAAATAAGGTAAAGTGATTGTTTGAATTTGTCCACCTCCTGTAAATTCTAACAGATGAGATGGAGCGCTAAGTAAACCATCATAAACAGGTTTTCCTCGCATTACTTCCGCGGGAGGATTATAAAGTTGAATTAACCTTAATTTTACTTGCTGTTTGTTATTCATAACAGATTGTATATGAATTTTTAACGATCCTCTCCACGCTCTAGACACTCTGTGCAATAATTCTATATTATTGGCCATCCTAACAACTGCATTACGTGCAGCTAAACCTCCTTGAAAAGGAGAAATAGGACGAGACCATTTTAGTTTACCAACACTGTCTTCTACAAGAACTGGAAAAGTACCTAAAT